TTGGGCCTTCTCTTCCTTCTTTGCAGCCTTGCCGGCGTCCGCGCCCGCTGCGGTTGTTCCTGCCTTCGCCGCCGCCTGCAGCTGCGTGTTCAGGGCGGTCAGTTGCGTGGACAGTGCGGTGACCAATGATGCGCTGGTGGTCAGCACGGCATTGAAGGCCTGCTGCACCGTGTTGATCTTCTCCAGCTGCCGCTGGAACTCCTGTGTGGTGCCGGTCATCTCGGTCATGCCGCGCCTTGCTGCCTGCATGGCCGTTTCCAATGCGTTGCTGGCCTCCACGGTGGTCCGTGTGCTGCCAGGCGATGTAGTGCTCATTGAGTGTTCCTCGGGAGAGTCGGCTCCGCTTCGGCGGAGCCGGGATCGGCCATCGGCATTGCCGCGATGGCCGGCTCATTCCTGTTGCATCTGCTCCAAGGCAGCGCGTTCGATGATGCGGATGGCCGCCATCACCTCGTCATGCTGGTCGCCGTCGAGCGCTTCGCGCTCCAGCTCCCGGTAGACCACGTTGTAATCCAGCCCGATCGGGCCACCTGCGCCGACGCGCCACTGGGTGGCAACCCGCGAAAAAAGTTCGATGGGAAGCACGCACTCCGGCCACAGCTCGACCTGCGGTGGTGGAAAGTGCTTTGCCTTCAATCCAAGCTTCATCAGCTCGGACTCGGTGGGGGCCCGCCAGTACAGGGCCCCCACCGCCTCGATCAGTTTCCCTTGCGTGCGACCTGCAGGGCCTGGGTGTAGCCACCGATGATGGCGCCATCCAGGCCGGCCTGCTGCTGCAGCGCCAGCTCGACGCCGGCGGTGTCCAGCGCCACATCGGCATCCCAGTCCACCACGATGTCCAGGATGGCCTGGGCCACGCTCAACGTGTCATCGCCCAGACGCTCCAGCAGGCTGGCGTAGTCGGCTACCGACAGGTGCCGGTAGGTCAGGTTGAGCTTCTGCTCGCGGCCGTGACCGACGATGGTCAGGGTGCTCTTGAAGCTCTCCGGCGCCTTGACCTGGAACATCAGGCGCCCTCGACCAGGATGGAGTCTGCCAGCGCGGTGAAGGTCGCGGTGGTGCCCATCGGGGTGTTGGCGGCCATGGTCGGGTCGCCGTTGTAGCTCAGGTAGCCGTACCAGTACAGCACGTCGCCGCCGACCAGCTTGGCCCGCAGGATCACCGGCTCGCCCTTGGCGTCAGCGTTCTTCAGTGCCGAATACCACGGCTTCTTCGGATCGTAGAACAGCGGCAGGGTGATGGTCTTGGCGTTCTTGAAGGTCGGCATCTGAACCTGGCGACCGGTCGGGTCTTCGAGCAGCGTGCCGCTCCAGTACTGCTGCTCGCCACCGGCGGTGGTCGGGTCACCCTGCTGGTCCAGGTCGACGAAGGCGCCCGCCTTGCGCAGTACACCGGCACCGCTGGTACCGGGGAACAGCACGGTATCGGTGGTGTCGATGCCCAGTAGTTCAACGCTGCCGGTGGCTTCAGCACCGGCGCGGGTGGCGCGGTTGTTCAGGGCCGGCCAGCCCGGCAGTTCAATGACCACCACATCGCCGGTGTCGACGCTGTTGGCGGCAACGCTGGCCAGCGCCGGCGCAGCCTTGGAGATCGCGCTGGTGGCGATCGCGGTGGAGACGACCGGTGCGAAGCCGAACTGGGTGCCCTTGGGAAGCTTGAGTGCCATGGTGTATTTCCTCGTTGGATAAAAAAATGCCCGGCGAATGCCGGGCTGGGGTGTTGCACGGGTGATGCGGTTTACGGGTCGACGTACCACAGGCCGAAATCGAGCCGCGCGCCGTACTTGTGCAGCATCGGCTCATGCACGGCGATTGCAGCGCCGAACGATTCGGCGGTCGGCAATCCTGCGCATACCTGATCCTCGATGTTGCGGATCAGGGCGTTGGCCTGGGCGCGGCTGTCTGCCCAGACGGTCAGCTGCACGCGAGCGTGCTTCTGTTCGGGAATGGAACCTTCGTTGAACCACACGGACTGTCCACCCATCTGCTGGTAGACGGCACACGGATAGATGACCGGTTCCGGCGGAAGGTCGGGATACAGCCGGCCCTGTAGCAGCGGGGCCAGCAGCGCGTGCAGCTGTGCTTCGTAACTCATCGCGGTGTCCTGGTTGGCGTCGCTCAGGCGATGCCTGAAGACTGTTCGGTGAACAGCACCGTGGTCTGGCGCCGGCTGAAGTCGGGCGCAACGCCGGTGATGTTGAAAACACGACCGTCATGCACGATGCGCATGCCGGCCTGGATGCCTGCCTGTCGTGCGGCTGCCAATCGGACATGGAAGCGCTGGCGCCGGATCGTTGCCGGCAGGCGGCTTGCCAGCGTCAGCCGCTGCACGCTGTCTGCGCGGTCGGCGATGATGGCGGCCCACAGTTCTGCCGCCGGCTGCCAGGCGTCCAGCGGCTGCCCCCACGCATCGAGCTGGCCGTCCTGGCGCTCGATGCGGATGCGGCGATTGAAGTGGCCGGCGTTCATGGCGTTGCTGCCGATCGGTACGGATCAAGCAGCGCGGCCACGCCGAACGGCAGCTCCAGTGCGATGGCCGTGGCGCCTGCCGGTGCATCGAACGTCTGCGCAGAGACGACCACGGCTTCGCGATGGGCGTACAGGTGGCCCAGCAACAGGCGCACCGCTGCACGGATGCTGTCGTTGACCGGCATGCCCTGCAGCAGGCGCGTACTGCGCGCGGTCGCCACGGCCAAGCGGCGATCGGCCACATCACGCATGGCCTTGGCCTTGGCCGCGTTGGTCTCGGCATTGGCGGCGGCAACCGCGGCTTCATGCCCGGTCACCGCCGCCGCCATGTCCTGCGGCAGCTGGTCCAGCGCCTGGTCCAGCGCGGCCTGGTCGGCGTACAGCTCGCGGCCCAGGTAGGCCGCGGCTGCGTCGCTGGCTGCGGCCAGCAGGTCACCCAGGATGGCGTCGTCAAAATCGCCGTCGATACGGCAGTGCGCGCGGCACTGCTCAAGGGTCAGCAGGGGCATCGAATCCTCCTTCGTTGATGGATGTGGAGTGCCCCGATCCTGCGCGCACGGCGGCGCCCCACACGATCACCAGGACGGCGCGGGAAAGGCAGGATCGGGGCGGAAAACAGAACGGCTGCGACGGGGACGTCAGGGCCGGTGGCGGTGACCTCGCAGCGCGCGACGGCGCAAACGAAAGAAGCCCCCGGGGTCACCGGAGGCTTCTATGTCATCGTGGTACAAACGATACGCTTCGGGTGTGCACCCGTCAATCCGCAAACGGTTACCAGTCTGGTGACTTTTCCTGGCGCTGTGCGGGCGTGGTCATGGCGACGTGCCGCAGGCTGGATAGAATGGCAACGCGCTGCTTCCGCAGCCCATTTCCCGCTGGATTCCCGCATGCCTGCCACCCCCGAACGCTTCTTCGATGCGCGTACCGAACAAGGCGTGCTGCGCCTGTCCATCGCAGGCTCATTGCTGCTGGCTGCCGCTGCGGTGGTATTTGGTCTTCTGGCCAATTCCTCGCTGATCATCTTCGATGGCATCTACGGCCTGATCGATGTGGTGATGACGTGGCTGTCACTGCTGGTCGCGCGTCTGATCGCACTGTCCACCAGCACCGACGCGCTGCAGTCGCGGCTCAACCAGCGCTTCACCATGGGCTTCTGGCACCTGGAGCCCATCGTGCTGGGGGTGAGCGGCACGCTGATGATCGGCGCGGCACTGTATGCGCTGGTCAATGCGGTGGATGCGCTGATGTCCGGCGGCCGCCACATCGCACTCGGCCCAGCCATCGCCTTCGCCGGGTTGTCGATCATCGGCGAAGGTGCGCTGGCCTGGTTCGTGCTGCGCGCCAACCGCCGCATCGGTTCGGAGTTCATCGCGCTGGACGCGAAGAACTGGGTGATCGCCGCCAGCATGTCGGCCTGCTACCTGCTGGCCTTCCTTGGCGGCGTACTGGTGCGCGGCACCTCGCTGGCCTGGGTCGGGCCGTACATCGACCCGGCCATCCTTGCCTTCGTCTGCGTGCTGGTGATGATCGCCCCGCTCGGGACGGTGCGCCGGGCGCTGGCCGGCATCCTGCTGGTCACCCCGCCGGAACTGCAGGCGCACGTGGACGCGGTGGCACGCGCGATCGTGGCCAAGCATGGCTTCGTCGAGCATCGCAGCTACGTCGCCCAGGTGGGGCGTGGCGAGCAGATCGAGTTGTTCTTCGTGGTACGCGAGGACGACCCGCCGCGGCCCCTGCTGGAATGGGACCAGCTGCGCGACGAGATCGGCGATGCGCTGGGCGAGGCCTCGCCGGACCGCTGGCTGACCATCATGTTCACCACCGACCGCGAGTGGACGATCTAGGCCAACAGGACGATCAATCAAGTTTTTCGTACGGACTGCAACCCAACGTACGCAGAAACCGGGCAAAGTAGGCTCCATAGCAGTACCCACCCACTGACCAGGAGCATCCCGATGTCCATCGAAAAGGTTCTGTATACCGCCCAGGCCACCTCCACCGGCGGCCGTGAAGGCCGTTCCGTCTCGTCCGACAACGTGCTGGACATCCAGCTGTCGACCCCGCGCGAGCTGGGTGGTGCCGGCGGCCCGGGCACCAACCCGGAACAGCTGTTCGCCGCTGGCTACTCGGCCTGCTTCCTGGGCGCGCTGAAGTTCGTGGCCGGCCAGGCCAAGGTCGCGCTGCCGGCCGACACCACCGTCACCGGCAAGGTCGGCATCGGCCAGATCCCGACCGGCTTCGGCATCGAGGCAGAGCTGACCATCAACGTGCCGGGCGTGCCGCGCGAGCAGGTGGAAGAACTGGTGCAGAAGGCGCACATCGTGTGCCCGTACTCCAACGCCACCCGCGGCAACATTGATGTAACGCTGATCGTTGCCTGATGCGGCGCCGGGGTCGGATCCCTTTGCCACCGGCAAAGGGCTCTGACCCCATCCCAGGCCCGCACGGCTATATGGGGTCAGAGCCCTTTCGCGTTGCGAAAGGGATCCGACCCCCAAAAAAATGGGCGGATGCCGGTGGAAACCGAACATCCGCCCATCCCACCTCCGTTGTCCCGCACGGGGGCATGAGGTTGCCGGCCAGCGGCCGGCACTACCAGGTCACTTCTCGCTCGTGATGAGCTGCACGACGCTGGAGAAATCCAGCTTGCCGCGGCCGGCCTGGTGGTTCATCGAGTAGAGATTGCGGGCCACTTCGCCCAGCGGAATCGAAGCGCCGACACTCATCGCCGCTTCCACCGCCAGGCCCATGTCCTTCAGCATCAGATCACTGCCGAAACCGCCGCTGTAGCCACGCGAGGCCGGCGCATTCTCCAGCACGCCCGGCCACGGGTTGCACACTTCGGTGGCCCAGCTGCGGCCGGTGCTGACCGCCATCATCTGCGACAGCACCTTGGGGTCCAGCCCGTGCGCCACGCCCAGTGCGATGGCTTCACCGGTCACCGCCATGATCACGCCCAGCGCCATGTTGTTGCACAGCTTGGCGACCTGGCCAGCGCCGCTGGCGCCGACGTGGAAGATGTTCTTGCCCATCGCCTGCAGCACCGGGCGTGCGCGTTCCAGCGCGTCTTCCTCGCCGCCGACGATGAAGGTCAGGGTGCCGGCCTGGGCGCCGGCGGTACCGCCGGACACCGGTGCGTCGATCATCTGCAGGCCACGCGCGGCGGCCGCTTCCGGCACCTTGCGGGCGCTGGCCGGGGCGATCGTGCTGCAGTCGATGACCAGTGCACCGGCCGGGATCGCGGCAAGAATGCCGTCGTCGCCCAGGTACACGCCTTCGACATGACGGCTGGCCGGCAGCATCGAGATCACCACTTCGGCATCGGCCAGGGTGTCGCGCGCCGACGATGCAGCGCTGGCGCCGGCGTCGACAGCGGCCTGCACCGCGGCCGGAACCAGATCGAACACGCGCACGCTGTGGCCGTTCTTGACCAGATTGGCGGCCATCGGGCCACCCATGTTGCCGAGACCGATGAAGGCGATGGTGGTCATGGAATTCCTCCGGAATTAGGGGGAGTAGGGCAATAAGGCAGTAGGGCAGTAGGGCAAGAATGAAGAAGCGTCGTGATTAACCTGCCGGCCTCCTGCCTGCTCACTCCCGCAACCGCCCATTTCTCCCCCTACTGCCCTACTGCCTTATTGCCCTACTCCCCCTAATTCCGGAGGAATTCCATGACCACCATCGCCTTCATCGGTCTCGGCAACATG